TATACTCCCAGGTTGAGGTGGCATCTTTAAAAGCTACCATCTCTGATTGAGTTCTTTGATTAGTTTTATTTATTGTTACATTAAATTTACTTTCACTAAGCTACTACAAATACAACCGTACTACTCTCCGCTCAAAGAGTAGCCGGCGACATACATTGATGTGTTGGCTAAACACCCCCGTAAATACGGGTACTCATTACGAGTGCCTATGTCACACAAAGCCTATAAATGATCCTACAGTATGTACAATCGGACCATTCATGGTAACCAGTGTGTAACTGGTGATTTGTAAAGCATCACGCTTCCTGTCACCAACAGGTGGGAATGTTTAACGTGTTTCCCGGAACACGGTGCCAAAACTAAGTCTGGCCGAAATAAGTTAATCTGAACTTAGCGACGCGATCGTCATAATCTAAGTCCAAACCATGTACCATTTCAGTCAAACCATGCCTCTCGGCAACTTCCTTCATTTGTGATCGACGATCCTCGTATTTCTCACGTCCATACAGAAACCATTCAGTGAGTGCTGAACCAATACAGCTACTGGCAACAGTCTCTGGTGTTTCTGTCTTAGACTTAAGATTACTATGAAGGGATTTGAAGATAGACTGTTCATCGAGGATACCCATATAAAGGTTTAATTCCTCGTCATACCTCGGTCTTCTCTTCAGAAAATCCAGCTCATCACAGTCCAAATAGTCAACTACAGCTGACGTTTTATCCGGTGGTGTCACAACCATATCAAATTGTTCACACCATTTAACGAAATCAACGTTATTGTAATCAACTACTTTAGATATACTGCCACCATAATCGTCACCGTACGTAATCAAACTAATGTAATCCCTAAAACGTGCATTCCACATTCTTCCATCCTGCCATGCATAAAATGCACAGCGATGCAATAAAGAATTCACAATAGAATTGACGTACGCCGTCATCGATTGGCCTGATGGATTAGATCCAATAAATTGAATAAAGTCTCCATTATAGGCAGTAACTGCGCATGCCACCTCTGTTGCTATGACCCGCATTACACAAATATCATCCTGAGTATAATTATCAGGGAAACATTGTGCAAATGAAATCATAATATCAAAAGCCACAAAAATCAATTGTGCAGGCATACGTAAATCATATTTGGCATAATCGCCGGCATAGCCGCGTTCTTTTCCAAATTTACGGATATGTTTGAAAAGCTGGTCCATCTCAGGTCCATGTGCATTAATACCTATTGCACATTCGGACATCAATGGATGTTGGGATAGCATTCTAGCAATGGGTAAAAAGTATTTTCTCATTGCAAGCTGCAACGGCATACTTGCTGCTTGGAAAACCCTCACCTTATCTTTCACAATAGGTGTAGGTTCATCTTTCAAACAAGCCTTAAAAGGACAATTGTGTCTCTTAAATTGCCGTGCACTGGCTTCAAAAGCTGCCAGTTCATCCCAATGTGTGGGTTCCAGTGTGCGCGGACAAGCATGTTCCTCATTAGGTTCCAACTCAATAATATCTTGAGATTTTGGTCCACTAAGAGGAAACCCCCTGCTTGTTGCAAGATTCATACTATCAATGAAACGTTTACCATCAATGCCAGATACAATCTGTACTTCCGTCAATGGCTTCAATTCCTTCAAATAGTAATCATATTTGCTCTCTAGCATATCTGCTATGGGCAAAATGTAATCCTGTTTAGCACGCAACAATAACGTGGGAGGAACTCCACTGGAGGGATTCGCCGAATAAACCAGCGATGCCCTCCATGGTACCCAAGCCTGATGACCATTCGGTCCCCTAAACTTGGGTGGGCCCCATGTGTTAGGGACCTCCGTTACCTCGTGTACTGTATCAGATATAATACTCGGAGTGACTTTGCTAATGGCAGTAGCACGGCCATTGCAGGTTCCTAAGATTTCCAAATTACCCTGTTCAAGGAAATTCAATGGACTCTTAGGATGGATTTGATCACCTATAATGTGATCAATTCCATAAGAATGATGCTCTTCATTAGCATCAGCGGCTTGAGTAGAAATCCCGTCAAGTGCCATACGATCTAAGGCACTTTGTATTTCCCGTCTCAATACGGTGGCACTAATGCCATAATCCGTATTCGTGCGTCCGCCCAAATGAAATCCACCAATATATGGTACATTTTCATTCACGCACAAGACACCAGTACACAAACCATCAAATGTGTTTACAGGTGTCAATTTGTCATCAATCTTTTCTTGTAAATGATATTCCGAACCATTGAAAGTACGTAGAGTACCATTCTCACCATCATATAACCCGTTGTTAACAACATTAGGATTTAATGTAACGTAAAACTTACTCAATACACCTTCTTTGCTTCGGTACAACATTGAAGACTGAGTTTTACCTTTAGGCAAAACATCAGGCAAGAAATCAACCATGTTCTTAATAGAACCACTATTTGGGCAATCTATCAAGGCCAGATCATGTGCACCAATGCGTTGCACAAAATCCTGGCTAATCACAGTGTCAAACTTGTGATTGACGACATCAGACTCGCGACGAATAATCTCCAATTTTAAAGTGGAGGTTCCCGCGCGAGCAAACGCTCTATCCAACACATGCATAGGCATGATCAACCGGTTTGAACAAATCATAAATCCATCTGAACAGTAACCAGCGGTGCGTACACAACACACCGACCTGGCCACATGGTTTTCCAAATGGGTCTGATTGGTAACCTTACCTAAAGGTAATGGTTTCTCAACTCTAGCTACTTTCCACATATTCACTTCCTCGTCTCTCTGGTCCAAATCCGCTACTGTAGTAGGAGTCAATGTTCCTTGATTAGAATTAAATGAAATGTTTTGCCATACCTTATATAGTGCATAAAGAGAAGCGCAAGCCGCAACACCACCTATCAAATAACGAGCATTATTGTCGCGAATCCTCCTAAAGAATTCGGGAACATCTGCATGTTCTTCGGTTAAGCGGTGTCTGGCGGTATCATACACAAAGAGACTTTGCATACCGTAAATAAAACCCTCGTAAATAAATTGTAAAAGGGCTAACATTACGGGTATGTTCAAGTCTCCCGTCATATAGTACCATGCTGCAGTTTTGCAGCAAAAAGACGACCAATTACGTAAACGCAACCATCGACGCCTAAATTCAAAATTCAGTTCGTCCGTGATTGTATTCACGCGAGTTTCC